CGACAGAAAATGCTATAATAGATAAAAGAGGTGAGCATGATGAAGCAGCACAAGCGCGTTTTTCTGGACTTCGCTTACGCGGCGGTCATTCTGGTGACGGCATTTGCCCTGAATCTGGCGCTGCTCCAGTGGTTCCGTATCCCGTCCGTGACGCCCATGATCTTCGTGCTGGGCGTGTTCCTGATCGCATGGCGGACGCAGGGGTATTTCTGGGGGATCGTTTCCTCTCTGGCCAGCGTCATGGCCGTGAATTACGCCTTTACCTATCCCTACTGGGCGTTCAACCTGATTCGCCCGGAGTGTCTGGCCTCTGCGGTGGTGATGCTGATGGTGTCCATCATGACCAG